ACCATGGGGGGTGGGTGGGTATATATATAAATCTTATACATTTCTAACCAATATCGATATAAACCAGTTGGGCTTTATAAAGCTTTAAAACTTTACAAACTTCATAAGCTTTTATATACTTTACAACACGAATAAACTTATAATAAGTTATGGGGATTATAAAGAATGATTGATAAATATCTGTTAGATTTTAGTGGGGTTTGGGTGGGGCTATGTATGTATTTAAACCTGGGGACGTTTTCAACTTTATTATACACATCTTTTTTTCATTTGTCAAGACTTATTTGAAAAAACTTTAAAAACTTTAAAAAGACTTGACAAATCTTTATTCAGTGTCTATAATATAGGGTATGTCATATTTACCGGAAAAGAAAAGAAACCTCACAGAGAAACAACAAGCATTCTTAAACAATCTTGTTGAGACAGGTGGGGATTTCAAAAAGTCAGCCGAACTTGCAGGGTATTCAGGCAATCACTATCAAATATTAAAATCACTTAAAAACGAAGTAGTAGATATTGCCAGTGACGTACTTGCAAGGGAAGCCCCTACAGCAGCATTCAAGCTTATAGAGATTATGAACTCTAACAAGCCTGTACCACAAGCTAACAATAAATTAGCTGCTGCACAAACAATACTGGATAGAGCTGGTGTTGTTAAAACAGATAAGGTGGATATTAATCATAATGTTAGCGGTGGTATCTTTATACTGCCAGAAAAACATACGATAGACATTGAAGCAGAGGATGCGGAATACAGCGATTATGAAACTTTGGATAACTGAACACGTTAATGAAGATGGAGCAGCTATTGGTCCATACATTAAAGCTGATACAGTAGCCGAAGCAAATAGAATAGCTATCCAATATGGGTTGTTAGTTCTAGGAGAGATTCAAGAACTACAACATGATACAAAAGTAAAGAAAAGGACAGTTCATTAATGGCTAAGAAAAAAGATAGTAGATTAGCAAGAGCAGGAGTATCTGGTTTTAATAAACCTAAACGAACTCCTAATCACCCTAAGAAATCACATATAGTTGTTGCCAAAGAAGGTGACAAGATAAAGACTATTAGGTTTGGTCAAAAAGGTGCTAAGACTGCTGGTAAACCTAAAGCAGGTGAATCAGATAGAATGAAAGCAAAGAGAAAGTCTTTTAAAGCGAGACACGGTAAGAACATTGCCAAAGGCAAGATGTCAGCAGCTTATTGGGCTGACAAAGTTAAATGGTAGTTAGATACTTTAAAAAGTTTCATAAGTTTATGAAATGTTCAAGAATACAAAAAGTCGTAAAGACATTTATAAAAAACTAATAAAAGGAGAATAAAATGGATACATTAATAGGAATAGTAGTAGCTATAATTATAGCAGGTATTGTTATAAACAATAAAAAACCTGAATGGATTAAAACAATTAAGGGCTGGTTAGGTTTATAAAATATGCCACAACTAGGTAGCAACGAAAAACCTGTCCTTATGTCTAGTAAAAAGAATAAGGGTAGACTTTACAAACCTTCAGACGGTGGTAAAGGTTCTGCACCTAGAGTTAACATACACTCTAAAACGTATAGAGATAACTGGGATTTAATATTTAATAAAGGAGGCAATAATGCCAACAAAAAAGAAAACTAAGTCGACTGTTAATAAAGCCGGTAACTATACGAAGCCGACTATGCGTAAGAGGCTTTTTGAAAAGATTAAAGCTGGTACCAAGGGTGGTAAAGCCGGGCAATGGTCTGCTCGAAAAGCCCAGCTTCTTGCCAAAGAATACAAAGCTAAAGGTGGTGGCTATAAATAATGTCAAACTTAAAGAAGTCACAAAGAAGTCTAAGAGCTTGGACCAAACAAAAGTGGCGTACCAAAAGTGGTAAAAAATCGTCAGAAACAGGGGAAAGGTATCTCCCGGAGAAGGCTATTAAGGCACTCTCAAAAGAAGAATACGCCAGAACAAGTAGAAAGAAACGAGAAGACACCAAAAAAGGAAAGCAACATAGTAAACAACCAAAGAAAGTTGCAAGAAAAACAAGAGCTTATAGAAAAGTAAAATGAAAGAAGGATATATAAAAAGAGCTACATCAACCATACCTTTTGGATATGAGATGGATGATGAGTCTAGTTCTTTTCTTAGACCTATTGAAACAGAGTTAGAAGCTTTACAGATTGCAGAGAACATGGTAGTAAACGAAGAGATATCATTACAAGCTGCATGTGATTGGTTAGAATATAAAACAGACAGACGAATGTCTGCTCCGGGACTTAAAAAACACATAGATAAAAAGTATGGATTACGAAGCGAAAGATTGGGAACTGAACCCTCATCTTTACTTGCAAGATAAAGAAGGTAATTTTGTAAAAAACAAAGATGGTACGCCTCGTAAAAAAGGTGGTAGACCTCCTAAAGATGCACAAGATGCAGCACGTAGGACTATTACTCGTAAACAAAAGAACATCAGAAAACTTGAAGAGAAGCTAAACAACGCTAAGAAATCATTCAAGAAACAAAAAGAAACAATTCAAAAACTGGACAATACTAAAGAAGGTGTTGTTACAGAAAGTGATTTAGACACACTACCCAAAGCTGTTAAAGAAGTACTTGATAATCATCATGTATTTTTTCACGCTAACGAAGGTCCACAGACAGACTTCCTTGCTGCTGGTGAGAAAGATGTGTTATATGGTGGAGCTGCTGGTGGTGGTAAATCATATGCCATGATTGTTGACCCATTAAGATATGCACACAGGTCTGCACACAGAGCATTAATACTTAGAAGGTCTATGCCAGAGCTTAGAGAGATGATTGATAAGTCTCGTGAATTATATCCACAAGCATTTCCCGGTGCTAAGTTCAGAGAAGTAGAAAAGCTTTGGAACTTTCCAAGCGGTGCAAAGGTAGAGTTTGGATTCCTTGAGAGAGATGCAGACGTATATAGATATCAAGGACAAGCATATAGCTGGATAGGTTTTGATGAAATAACTCATCTACCTACAGAGTTTAGTTGGAACTATCTTGCTTCACGTCTTAGAACAACAGACAAAGAAATACAAACATACTTACGCTGTACTGCTAACCCCGGTGGTGTTGGTTCTAATTGGGTAAAGAAAAGATATATAGAACCAAACGAATCAAACAAATCATTCTTAGGTAAAGATGGATTAACCCGTAAGTTTATTCCTGCTAAGTTAGCTGATAATCCATATCTTGCAGAAGATGGTATCTATGAACAGATGCTTAAATCACTACCACCTATACAACGTAGACAACTTTTAGAAGGTAACTGGGATGTAGCTGAAGGAGCTGCATTTGTAGAATTTAGTCCTGATAAACATATTATTACACCGTTTGAGCTTCCTGTACACTGGGAAAGAGTTAAAGCAGTTGACTATGGATATGCTGCAGAAAGCTGTTGTTTATGGGGAATAATGGATATAAATGACAATACTTTGATAATTTATAGAGAATTATACAAAAAAGGCTTGACAGGTGAGGAATTAGGTGCTATAATAACAGATATGGAGACAGAAGACCCTTTCTCAGTGAATGGTGTCTTAGATACTGCAGCATGGGCAAGAACAGGAACCACTGGTCCAACTGTAGGAGAAAGTTTAATTAAAGCTGGTCATAAGTTAAGACGAGCTGATAAGAATAGAATACAAGGTAAGATACAAATACACGAGTATTTAAAGGTTAGAGAGAATGGTAGACCTAAGTTACAGATATTTAATACATGTCCTAACTTAATAAGAGAATTACAGTCTATACCATTATCTAAAACTAACCCTGAAGACGTAGATACGAAAGCTTCAGACCACGCATATGATGCATTACGTTATATGATAATGAGTAGACCAAGAATGGAAAGCCCATTAGAACGTATAAGAGGTTTAAAACGTGAAATGTATAGACCAGTAGATTCAACATTTGGATATTAAAAGTACATGGCAGAAGACAGAAATACATTTTTAAACGCTGATAGTATTTACGAAGAAGTTGAAGGAGAGTCTGGAGTTCAATTAACTTTAGAAGAAGACCAACAAAGAAACCTTATAGGTATTATTAAAGGTCGTTATGCTCAAGCTGAAGAAGCTAGACAAACTGATGAGACTCGTTGGTTAAAAGCATATGAGAACTATAGAGGTTTGTATGCTAAAAGTGTTAAGTTTAGAGAATCAGAAAAGTCTAGAGTTTTTGTAAAAGTTACAAAGACTAAAGTACTTGCAGCCTTTGGACAACTTGTTGATGTTATTTTTGGTACAGGTAAATTCCCTATAGGAATATCTGAAACTAAAATAGCAGAAGGTGAAACAAACTTTGCACATCTTGACACAGCTAGTCCTACACCCGGTTTAGAAACATCAGAAGCTGAGATACCTGATGACATTGGAAACAGAATTGATAATCCATATGATGTTGGTTACGAAGGAGATGGTAGAACTTTAAAACCCGGAGCTACTTTTTACAACGGTATCTTTGAAGATAGTCTTGAAGACCAAGCTGAAGAAGCTGGTATTCTTACAGACGGTACAAGTCCTAACCCACAGGCAATAGAAGTATCTCCTGCACAAAGAGCTGCAAGAAGAATGGAGAAACTTATCCATGACCAGATTGAAGAATCAAATGGAAACTCAGAATTAAGAAATGCTCTTTTAGAAGCTGCTCT